CTACCGGTTGCCTTGAACATACGTGGCGCAAAAAATGCCACCGATGCTTGAGTTGCTCCCTCTCCGGGTTCAGTTCCATACGCTAATTTTGCTTTTGTAGCAACAGTATAGTAGGGGTTGTCTTGATACTCGTACACCTGAAATCCGTATAAGTTTGCAATCTTTCCGGTAGTATAGTTATAGTACTGTTCGGCAAATTTCTGGTCGGTGTTCAGTAAGTCGGCAACATGATCGGAGCATAATACTAAAATGCGTCCTGTATTTGGAACTTTCAGCTTGTCAAAGCTTTTCTTCAATTTAATAATATCGGCTTTTGTAACCATTTTACGCGTACCGTCAGGGTCAACAGCTCCACTGGTTAAAAGAACAGGCGTACTGTCTGTGTTACCCGAAGGAGCAAGTGCCGAAATAGCTTTGCTGTATTTTTTCTGATCCATTGCCTCACGGTGGCGAGTAATCACACTGCCCATTTTATCGAAGCTAATCGCGTTTAGTTCATCGTCCGTAATCCGTGTGGGGTTAGTCTGATATTTGTCTAATCCAATGGGTTTATCGGAATCTGCCAAACTCTCAATTTGAAGCGGATAAGTAGTATTATTAATCAACACCGTTGGGTCACCGCCTAAATTTACAAAGTGAATAACATCGTTTTCTGCGTATTGGCTATAATCGCGTATAGCATTCAGCCAACCTATGCTTTCCACGCTGTTGCGAAAAGCTTTAATCATTTCGCCTGTCCACACCTCGGTATATATGCCTGCTCTTGTTGTTCCGTTAAGGCCAAATACAGGAGAGGCAAAGGCAATAGCGCTCATCGCTGCACCACCTATAAGAGGGGAAATACCTACGGCAGAAGCCAACAAGCCTCCACCCAAAAAATTTGCCAGTATGGCAAAAATAAATACAAGTCCTTTTTTCATTTTTTTTACTATTAGTTGTGATTAATTTGTTTTTTTATCCCAAATCAGGAGCAATTCCGTAAGCAGCCTTATACAGGGCAACGTATTTCTCGGGGTCGTCCTTGCGAAGTTGTACACGAGCCTCAGGACTAAGGTCATCCCATTTCTCTTCACCGGTAGTTGTGTTACCTCCCGATAGATTAATTACGTCGGTAGGTTTTTTGCCTACAGCCATAAGCTCTAAGGTAGCTTTAAGCGAATCGTAGCCTGCTGCTTTTCCCAGTGCTACAAAATGTTCTTTTTTGTCGGCAGTTATTTTCTTAAGACTAATGGCATTATCTACCAATGCAGTTAATGCTGCCTCTTTTTGTGTATTGGCTTCTTTCTCAAGTGTATCCACCTTTCCGGCTGCCAACTGCAAACTGTCTATTTTTGCCAAAATTTCGGCTTCGGTTGCTCCTTCGGGCAATCCGAGTTTCAATGCAATTGTTTTCATTTCAACATTGTTTAAATTATTTTTAATTGGTTGTAAAAAGTCGTTGTTCCCGTCCAGTGAAAGGGTTATTCTTTTCCCGCTTGAATAAAGAGCAAGGGCATCATCGTTAGCCCCTATGTCTACCACGCTTACTTCCGTCAGTTTACTTTTAGTGATGGTTGCGTAGCGTTGTCCGGGCACTAAATAAGCAGGGTCGTCCGAGCGTTCGATGGGTTCAAATCCGGGACTCACCATACGGAGCGTACCCGCATCCCATTTGGCTTTTATGGCTTTGCTAAAATCATCAGTTTCATCAAACACAAGCTTTCCTTTTAGGTCGTCTCCCTCAATTTTTACATCCTCGATGTGACCAATAGGCAATGCTTCGTCTTTATTGCCTCGCCAGGGGCGATTGTGCATCCACAGCATGATAGGGTTACGCATATATTGTGTGGTGTCAATACCTAAGGTCAATACCCTAAAGCCGTATGAATTTAATTTTGAGTTGCTGATAATTACTTCGTATCCCATTTTTCAATGATTTTGATGCAAAATAATCCGCTAAAAACCACAACCCAAAAAAGTACTGACACTTTGTCATATATTTTTTTCTATGCCTATATTAAAGCGCACTTTTGTAGCGTAATTAATCTGACAATATGGCTACTAAAAGCGAAACAGAAAAGAAAAAAGAGCTGGCACGCATACTATATATGCAAGGTGAGCAGCAAACAGTTATTGCCGAAAAGGTAGGGGTATCGAAAGTATCCATTAGTAAATGGGTGAAAGAAGGCGGATGGGAAGCAAAACGAGCCGCCAACAATATAACGAGGCCAGAGCTTGTCAACAAGTTACTGGTGGCAGTTAACAAGCTACTCGACCAAGTGGCTGGTTCAGACGACCCTGCCGTAGCTGCCGGACTGTCTGATAAATTAGCAAAATTTGCCAGTGTTATTGAAAAACTGGATAAGAAAGCCAACGTAGTAGATGCTATCGAGGTATTTATGGCGTTTGGGAAATGGATTCAATACCGGCAATCTTTCGACCCTGAAATTACGCCAGAGTTAATAAAGGCTATCAATAAGTATCAGGACTTATATATCACTGAACAAATAAGTAAATAATGGCTCAAATTATCAATACAGAGCTTTATAAAAAATGGCAGCTCCACTGTAAGGAAGTACAGGAAAATACCTATATAAACAAGTCGGAGACAAAAGCCCAACAAACGGAACGCATCACACGTGCCCGTAAAGACTATGCCTTTTTTGTGGAATATTATTTTCCCCACTTTGCCAAATGTAAGACCGGCAAATTTCAGATTGACGCGGCAAAAAAAATTAAAGGAGAAAAAAACCTGAAAGCCGTATTCAAGTGGGCAAGAGCACACGCGAAATCTACCCACATGGACATTATGATTCCGCTGTGGCTAAAATGCCAGGAAGAGCGACAAATAAATGTAATGGTAGTGGTAGGTAAAAGTCAGGACAATGCCAATACCCTGCTATCCGATATACAGGCGGAGCTTGAGTATAACCAACGATACATTAACGACTTCGGCAAACAGTACAAAGCCGGAAGCTGGCAGGAGGGAGAGTTCGTTACGCTCGACGGCTGCGCATTTTTTGCCCGAGGAAGGGGTCAATCTCCACGCGGATTAAGATACCGCGACAAACGACCGGACTACATTGTTATTGATGACCTCGATGACGACGAGTTAGTCGAAAACGAAGCCCGCGTAAGCAAACTTACCGACTGGGTAAAAGAGGCACTGTTTGGGGCTTTGGACGGCGGTCGTGGCCGTTTTGTAATGGTGGGCAACCTGATAGGCAAAAATAGCGTATTGGCACGTATAGCCGCTACCGATGGCGTTTTTGTTTCGCAGGTTAATATTTTAGACAGGCAAGGCAATGTTACGTGGTCTGAGAAATGGAGCCGTAAAGAAGTATCGGATATGGAGCTTTTCATGGGATATCGTTCTTTTCAGAAAGAGTATATGAACAATCCTATTACCGAAGGTGCCGTTTTCAAATCCAACTGGATAAAGTGGAAAAAACTCCCTAAAGCGGATACATACGAAAGCCTTATTGCCTATTGCGATCCTTCTTTTAAAGGTTCTGCCAAAAACGACTATAAGGCTATTAAAGTATGGGGAAAAATAGGAACGGAATTGCACCATATAAAAGCATTTGTTCGCCAGTGTTCTACTTCCGAAATGGTGCGTTGGTTTTACGACCTGCACGAAAGTTTTCCCGAGGGAGTTATTTGTGATTACTATATGGAGGCTAATTTCTTGCAAGATATAATTCTTGACGAATTTACAACGGAAGGCAATTTGCGAGGATATCAGTTGCCCATACGTCCGGACACGCGAAAAAAACCCGATAAGTTCCAGCGCATTGAAGCAGTTAGCCCTTTGTGGGAAAGAGGTTTTGTTTTTTACAACGCCGATATGCAAACCGACCGCGACATGCTTACGGGTATTGAACAATTGCTTGCTTTTGAGAAAGGAACTCGCACACACGACGATGCCCCCGATGCCGATGAGGGAGCTATTTATCTATTGCAAAAACGGACAAGAGTAGAAACATTCACCCCGTCCATCGGCAGGCGGACAACATCTAAAAATT